CCGAGGAAGTCGCCGGGATGGGCGCGATCTTCTATGTCGACAACGGCTCGGGCTACGTCAACGCGCTGATGAAGGATGAAGGCGTCGGCCTGATGGGCCGGATCGGCCTGTCGATGACGCACTCGGTCGCCTACAACTCGCAGGCCCGTGGCGTGATCGAGCGCCTGCACCAGACCCTGTGGGTGACAGCTGCCAAACGCCTGACGAGCTACATCGGCCATGACATGGACCGCGAAGCCAAGCAGCGCCAGTTCAAGTTGACCCGTGCGGCGGTGAAGCATGGCGGTCGCCTGCCCATGATGGGCTGGGACGACTTCCTGACCTTCGCTCGCGAACGAGTCGCCGAATACAACGCCCGCCCGCACCAGAGCCTGAAGGGCAAGAGCCCGGATGAAGTCTGGTATGCCTTCGAACAGAAGGGTTGGCAGGCCGACCGCCTGGACCGAGACACCCTGGCCGCCTTGTTCCGCCCACGGGTGGAACGCACGGTGCTGCGTGCCGAAATCCAGCTGTTCACCAACCTCTACTTCAACGCGGCCTTGGCCGAGTTGCACGGCGAGACCGTGCAGGTGGCCTACGACATCCACAACGCCGATCAGGTGTGGGTGTACCTGCCCGATGGCCGCTTTGTCTGTACCGCCGAGTGGAATGCCAACCGTCGCAGCTACATGCCCGTGGCGGCCGTGGAGGCAGCCCGCGAAAAGCGCGCCGATGCCCGCCTGCGCAACCTCGATAAAAAGCGCGATGACATCGAGCTGGAGCGCGGTGGCCGCCCGGCACTGACGGTAGTGAACGAGACGGCCATTCCGGGCCTGTCCGGCCGCGAGATCGCCGGGGCATTCGAACGACTGGTCGAGCCGGTGGAGGCGTTAGAGACCACTGCCCCGCTGCGCACGATTAACGCCTCGATGGAAGTGCCGAGCGGATTCATGGTGCCGAGCACCGCCGATCTGCGTATCCGGGCTTGGTTGGAACTGAGCGAGCAAGCCGAACAAGGCGTGCTGCTGAGCGAGAAAGAGACCCGTTGGCTGGGCACCTATGCCAAGAGCAGCGAATTCCGCGTGATGAGCCAGAAACAGAACGAACTACACCAAGCTTCGGCTTGGTCCTGACACCGAAGGGGAACAACAACATGAGTCAGCACATGCACAGCCGTATAGCACCGATCGCCAACCTCGATCTGGTCGCCGTCGTGATGGAGAAACTGGTGAATCGCCAGGATGGTCTGCCGGGCCTGGCGGTGTACTACGGCCCGTCCGGTTGGGGTAAGACCACCGCGACCATCGCCGTCGCCAACCGTACCCGCGCCTTCTACGTACAGATGCGCAGTGCCTGGAGCCGCAAGACGCTACTGGAAAAGATCCTGTTCGAGATGGGCATCAAGCCGGCCGGCACGATCCCCGACCTGCTCGACCAGATCTGCGAGCAGTTGGCCGCCAGCCGCCGTCCGCTGATCCTGGACGAGTTCGACTACGCCGCAGCTCGCGACCAGATGATCGAGCTGGTGCGCGATATCTACGAGGGCAGCCAGTCGAGCCTGTTGTTGGTCGGTGAAGAGATGCTGCCGAACAAGCTGAAGCGTCACGAGCGCTTCCATGGCCGGGTCCTGAACTGGCTGCCGGCCGCCCCGGTGACGGTGGAAGACGCCCGCAAGCTGGCAGCGATCTATAGCCCCGAGATCGTGGTGAGCGACGACTTGTTGACCCATCTGGTCAACATCAGCCACGGCTCGGTACGCCGGGTGTCGGTGAATCTGGTCAACGTCCAGGATACCGCCCTGATAGAGGGCTGGGAGCTGGTTGACCGGTCAACGTGGGCGGATCGAGCGCTGTATACCGGCGATGCGCCGAAGCGCCGGGGGAGTCTGTGATGGCCAAGCAGACTGCACGTCAGGCAACGCGGATGGAAAGCGCCGGAGGGCGCGGGGCGTTCCAGCGCATCTGGGAGGCGATCCGCCACCGCCGCGACGACTTCACCGCCGCGCTGATCCACAGCGACAGTCTGGCGACGATGGGTGCGATCGGCCACTACGTGAACTTGCTGGCTCTGGGGGGCTATCTGGAGCGGATCAACGAGCGAACCGGCGGTGCCGAGGAGCAGCATTTCCGGCTGATCCGGGATTGCGGCATCGAGTACCCGCGCCTAAACGCCAAGGGTGAACCGATCCAGCGCGACCTCGGCACCGAGGCGATGTGGCGGACCATGCGTCTGCTGGGCAGCGACTTCACCACCCGCGACCTGGCCGAGATGGCCAGCACCCCGGAACGACCGATTTCGGCCCCGACTGCCAGCATCTACGTCAGCCAATTGGCCAACGCCGGCTACGTGATCCGGGTGGCCAAGCGCAGTCGACGCTCGGGAGCCCGTTACCGTTTCGTCGCCAACCGCTACACCGGACCGCGCCCGCCCGTGGTCGGCCGCAACACCTATGTCTACGACCCGAACCTGGACAAGGTGGTGTGGCAGGAGGAGATCAACCATGACGACCTCTGAGCCGCGCTGGTTGGCCCTGCTGAGAGCCGAGGCGAAGCGCACCAGCACCGTGGCGGTGGCGAAACGCCTGGGTTACAGCCGTCCAACCATCAGCCTGGTATTGGCTGGTCGCTATCCCAGCCCTACCGACCGGGTCGCCGCCGCAGTGCTGGCGGAACTGGACGCGCGGGACTGTCCGCACCTGCAGCAGCCGATTTCGGCCACCGAATGCCACGGCGTTGCCTTCAGCCCGGCGCCGACTCACCACCCGTTGAAGCTGGCCCACTGGCGGGCCTGCCAGAACTGCCCGAACCGCCTGTAGGAGGAGAACAAGAATGCAGATTACCCCGTTGGTCGTACCGCATCGCGTCGAGATCGTTCACGACCTGGAAACGAAGGATGTCACTGCCAGCGCCCACATCCTGACCTTGGGCGCAGTCGCCATCGACGTCGACAACGGCCATATCGTCGATCGCTTCAGCGTGAAGCTCATGCCGCTGCAGCCTCATCGCACGATCAGTGCCGACACCACCGCCTGGTGGCAGTCTGACGCGGTCAGCGATGTCGCCCGCCAGGCCGCGCTGCACAACCGCGAGCAAGGGATTGGCATCGGCGATGCACTGTGCCGCTACCAGGCCTTTATCGAGCGCTACCCGTCTGCCGGACTCTGGGGCAACGGCAGCGACTTCGACAATGTGATCCTCAACCATGCCTTCACACAGTACGGATTGAAGTGGCCTTACCACCGCAATCGCTGTCTGCGCACCCTGCGCGGTCTGCTGAATGCACCGCGCCGCGCCTTCCCGTCGCATCTGACCCCGCATGTCGCCATCGATGATGCCGAAGCTGAAGCCCTGGAGCTGGTCGCCCTGCTCGGGCAGCTGGCCGTGCTGGAACCCGTCCTGGAGGAGTGCTGACCATGCAACCGACCCTGAACGTCTTGACCATGGGCACCATCAGCCGCCTTGCCCTGCAGAACCGAGTGGTACGCGAGCTGCGCCAACAGGGCTGCCGAGTGATCGGCGTCGCCTTCGACAACGACCTGACCATCCAGGTATCGGCCGAGTCCGGGCAGATCCTGCGCAACTGCTGCAGCGGCATCCTGTCGCGCCGATACGCCGACATCGAGGCGGTGAGCATCCGCCGTGATGGCTGCCTGGTGACCTGGAATGAGCAGGCAAGCGAATGAGCAGCACGACCAGCATCGAACTGGACGAAGCGACCGTAGCGAGGCTCCGGGAAGAGACCGAGCTGCTGGTACGGGAAGGAATGGATAAGAAGAAGGCCCGCGAGATCGTGTGGCTCGACTACCTGGACGAGTTGAAGGAAGCCCAGGCCGTCGTGCCGCCTCAGCCTGAGCCTGCGCCCCTTGCAACACCGGTACCCGAGCCACCGCTCGTGACAAAACGACCGCAAGCACCACCGGAGGGCCGCTTCTTTACCCCGGAGCGACTGGCCCGCAACCGTCAACAGATACAGAACGTGAAGCAGTTTTTAGCTAGCAGGAGAACGATATGAACACCATCCCGAACGGCTACCGCCAAGACGCCAAGGGCCGCCTGATCCCCATCGACACCATCAAGCCGGTTGATCTGGCCCGTGATGAGCTGGTGCGAGAGATCGTAGAACGTGCCCGCACCACCAGTGCCACGCTGGCCAACTTCAAGGCCCAGACCTTCGCCGACATCGGCGCCTTCATCGATCTGTCAGCCGAACGCTACGACGCCAAGCTCGGTGGCGCGAAGGGCAACGTGTCCCTGGTGAGCTTCGACGGCCGCTACAAGGTCCAGCGCGCGATCCAGGACACGCTGACCTTCGACGAAGGACTGCAGGCCGCCAAGGCGTTAATCGACGAGTGCGTGCATGCATGGACCGCCGACGCTCGCAGCGAGATCCGCGCGCTGATCAATGACGCCTTCAACGTCGACAAGGAAGGGAACATTTCGACCGGTCGCATCCTCGGTCTGCGCCGCCTGGACATCAAAGACGAGAAGTGGCAGCGCGCCATGACGGCGCTGAGCGACTCGGTGCGCGTGCAGTGCTCGAAGAGCTACATCCGCGTGTATGAGCGCGTGGGCGATACCGACCAGTACCGGGCGATCTCCCTCGATATCGCGGGGGTGTGAGGCCCGAACAAGCGAAACCGCCGCTAGGCGGTCTGCCGGGCGTGGTGGCCCGGTACTGATGAGCAGCCGAGGAAACATGGACAAGAAAACCGCGATTGAAAAGATCAAGAAGTGCTTGGCGCTGTCCAAGAGTGCCAACGAACACGAGGCCGCAACGGCACTGCGCCAGGCACGAGCGCTGATGGAGCAATTCAACGTCAGTGACCTGGAAATGCTGGCGGCAGAGGTGTCGGAAGCCGCCGCCAAGGCAGGAGCTAAGGAACGCCCGTCGCTGTGGGAAAACCATTTGGCCAGCGTGATCGGCGATGCCTTCAGCTGCAAGCTGGTCTTCGTCTCTGGCTGGAAGGAAGGTAAGTGGAAGTTCGTCGGCTGCGGAGCGGCTCCGGAGGTCGCTCAGTACGCCTTCGCCGTGCTGCTGCGTCAGGTGAAAAAAGAGCGTGCCGAGTTCACCAAGACCGAGTGCAAGCGACTCAAGCCTGCCAACAAGACCCGACGCGCTGATCTGTTCTGCCAAGCATGGGTGCAGGTCGTAGCCCGTCAGGTAAAGCAGTTCGCCGGTATGCCAATCAATGCGGCAGCTATCGACGCCTATATGGGCCAGCGCTACGGGCATTGCGAGACGCTGGAAGCCCGCGACCGCAACGAAGGTCACAAGATGAAGGACCGGGACTGGGATGCCGTGGACGCAGGAAGAGCAGCAGGACGCAATGCCGAGCTGAATCACGGTGTCGGTACTACTGGCAATGCGCAACTGGTACTAGGCAGCTAGAACCCGGTGTCGAGCCGGCCCGGCCGGCTCCGCAACGTGTTTTAACTGTGACAAACAGCCTGCAACGGTGAGCGATCCACGTCTGATCAACCCTAACCGGAGACTCAGATAATCCGTCCTCTGAAAACCGGAGGATCGCTCACCCCTGCAGGCTTCAGACAAAGGGGGACTGATGAAGCAAGCGGCACTGGCAAAGATCCACATCGCCAAAAAAGAACTGGGAATGGATGACGACACATACCGCGCGATGCTGCAGTCGGTGGCTGGCGTCACGTCGTCAAAGGACCTGACTGCTTTCGGCATGGCCAAGGTACTGACCCACCTGGAGCGCTGCGGCTGGAAGCCAAAGACCTCGGCAGCAGCCAGTCGCAAGCCCAAGGCGAGCGATTCACGCAAGCGCCTGGTCGACAAGATCGAGGCGCTGTTGGCTGAAGCCAGCCGCCCATGGAGCTACGCGGATGCGATGGCAAAACGGATGTTCCAGGTGGAAAAACTGGACTGGCTGACGCCGGAGCAACTGGTGAGCGTGGTGGCTGCACTGACCTATGACGCCAAGCGGCACGGGAGGGGGCGGGGATGAAGCTTGATGACGTTCAACACCTGCTGCCTGAGTCGGCCCGGCTGCTGGTCGAGTTGATTGGTCTGCGCAATACTATGAATCTGGTCAGCTCCTTGGGGGGAACGACCTTTCCAATTGCCTTGCGCAAGAGCCGCCAGGGCGAGATCCGCTACGAGATGCTGGCCGAGGTGGTTGGCGTTGAAGCCGCCGACATTCTGACCCGCCATTTCGGTGGCGACATGTTGTATGTCCCGCTGTGCAAGGTCGCATTGCGTGAACTGTTCTATCGCGAGGTGCGTGCCGAATTCGACAGCATCACACTGGAGCACAGCGCGCTCCATGCTGTGGCGAGCCTCGCCGCGAAGCACCGGATGTCGGATCGACAGATCTGGCGGGTATTGAAAAAGCAGGATGATCAGGGCAGTGCAGTTGAACAAGCCTCCCTCTTTTAGGCATCATGCATCACTATGCCAGCGTCAAATCTGGTGCAAATCCTAAGTACTGAGCATGATGAAAAGGGAGTCATATGCAGCAGCAGCTTGCAAGCGAAGGAAACCCAGTCTCCAGTTTTGAGGCTGGATTGATAAGTGCCAATGGTGTGCCATTCGGCATGTGTATTAAATTCCGGATGTTCGATGGCTCCGATATCCTTCAGCACTATCCGCTGTCTCAGTTTGGCTACCTGATGCAAGGGCTGCTCGAATACATCAACAAAGGACGTCACACTGGCTTCATGTTCCAAGCCAAAGAGAACCCGGTGCTAGTTGAATCCCTTCCCCCAAGGCATCCGTACCATACGATCACGACTGAAATACCAAATCTGTCTCTAGAGGAAATTGGGGCGGTAACACAGCAGTCAGTGGTAACAGAAATCACCCTTGCGGATCGCGGCCCGACTCTCGTCTTGCGTACAGTGTATGAGGATGGCACTGCTGAAATCCCGCTACATGAGTACACGGCATTCAGCCTTTGGGGATACCTGAAAGAGATCGTCGAAGCCATCGACAAACTATCAGGCGCTTCCAGCACGCAGCACTAACCGACTCTCGCCCTCGCGAAAAGCATCGCCTCCTCCTAAGCCCCGCCCCGTGCGGGGCTTTGCTCTTCTACTGACACCCTTCCACTGAGCCACGTTTCCCGCAGTTTTTAGACTTAGCGTCATTCACATGACGTACAGGTTTGAAGGCCGTGGCCGCAATGACCCCCGCTAAAAAGACCGCTGCTGCGAGTGCCGGCATTGTTGCCGCGATCATCGCGTTCACCACCCCATGGGAAGGCGAGAGACATGTCGCCTATCGCGATATCGCCAAGCCGGAAATCTGGACCATCTGTAGCGGCGAAACGCAAGGCGTGCACCAAGGGATGGTGATGAATCACCAGCAATGCATGGCCGCCATGGCCAAACGGGTGCCGCAATACCTTGGCCCCGTGGATCGCATGATGCCCAAGCTGACCACCAATCAACGTATCGCCTTCACCGACTTCGCCTGGAACGAAGGGGTGGGACGGCTGGAGCGTTCCGGCATTCCGCAGTTGATGAACCACGGCCAGATCCAGGCCGGGTGCGACCGCTTACTGCAGTACGACCGTGCCGGTGGACAGGTGTACCCCGGCCTTCAAAACCGCCGCAAGGCAGAGAGGGAACTATGTCTATCGAAGCGATGAACGCCCTGGTGGAAGACGCCAAGGGTGAGGTGCAGGCCGTTGAAGCCAAGGTGAAGACGATCTGGGTCGATGGCGTGCGCTTCTGGTACGCCCTGTGGTCCGTCCGCATGGCCATCTTGTCCACCATCCTCGGCGGTCTCAGTGCGTTGCTACCGACTTGGCAGCCAGCGCTGCCAGCCTTGCCGTTCGCCATTCTGTCCACGGTCTGCGCTGCCCTCGCCGGTGTAGCGAGTTTGGTCAAACAGCCGAGCTTGCTCGCCAACATCGAGGCGGATCGCCAAGCCCGAGCGGAGGCCGCAGCCAAAGCCGCCGAAGCGGTGCAGGCGGCGGCACAGGCCAAGGCTCAGCAGGATCTTCTCGTGTCGGTGGTGAGCGCCGCCGCGCTGAAAGCCTTCCAAGACGCGCAGGCACAGCCGGCCATGCCGGTCACTACGGTCGCCGTTACTGATCCGGCTGCACCTGCAGCCCCGACAGGGCAATAAGGGAAGACCGATGCCAACCCAAACCAAACTCATTGTTGCGCTGGTATCGGTCGCCTTGCTGGCTGGCGGAGTCGCTTTGTCTTACCAGCGCGGTTACTCGCATGGCTACGACTTCGCCAAGACCAAGGGTGACGCGGCGCTCCAGCAATGGCAGAGCGCCCAGGCGATTGCCAGTGCGGGAGCCCTGAAGCAGGCAAATGATCGGTATGCCGGTCAGGTGTTGCGCGCCAATCAGGCTGAGCAAGCACTGCTCGACACGCGCCAGCAGTTGGCCCAGCAGTCCCAACACCTCAAGGAACAAATCGATGCGGTTACCCAGATCTATCGCATCGCACCAGGTGCAGCCCCTCAAGCTCTGCCTCAGTGCGTGTTTACTCGCGGCTTTGTGCGCCTGTGGAACGCCGCCGCAGGGGCCGATGACGGTCGTGGAGCCGTATCGTCAGGCGCCTCTGTCAGCGGCGCTGCAGCAGCGACCGACCCCGCCGATGCCTTTGATTCCGGGGTATCACAAGCGGACGTCCTCGACTGGTTCACCGACTACGCTACCCGCACCCGAGGCCTCGAAACCCAGCTGAACCAGGTGCTGGACGTCGAGCAAGGCAATCAACAAGACCAGCCGGGGAAATAACGATGGATCAGTTTGATCGAGCCACTGAGCTGGAAGAGCAGCACCGCGAGATCTCGTTGGCCTCGGCCAAACGCAATCACCCGGCAGGCCAAAGCTACAGCCACTGCGAAGACTGTGGTGATGAGATCCCGATGGCACGTCGCCAGGCAGTGCCCGGTTGCCACCGCTGCATCCACTGCCAAGAAGACCGAGAACGAGGGAGAGGCTGAATGGCCGACCAGAACAACGACCTGACCCGCGCCCTGGGGCGTATCGAGGGCAAGCTGGACATGATCGTGGCCAGCCAAGCCAGTCAAAACGAGCGCCTGGATGCCATGGACGGACGGCTGCGTAGTGTCGAACAACAGGCCGCTCGCACGGGTGCTATCAGTGGCGGCATTGTTTCCATTGGTACGGCTATCGCGGTCGAACTACTTCGGCGGGCTCTGTAAGGCATGGCGCATTCCCAGGAAATCCGCGACAAGGTTCGCCGCCTCTATGTGTTCGACCGCATCAGTCTTGAGGTAGCGGCGCTGCAGTGTGGTGTATCGATGTCCACGGCCAGCCGCTGGAAAGGCGAAGCAAAGGAAACCGGCGACGACTGGGACAAGCTGCGCGCTGCGGCCATCCTGGCCGGCGACGGCATCGAGAGCGTAGCGCGGGCAGCTTTAGCGGGGTTTTTGACCCAGTACCAAGCGACGATGGACACGCTGAATACCAATGCGGACATCCGAGCCGAGACCAAGGTGCAGATGCTGGCCAGCTTGGCCGACTCGTTTAACAAGACCGTGGTCGCTAGCAAACGGGTACTTCCCGAAACTAACCAACTGGCCACCGCGATGGAAGTGGTACAGAAGCTGGCCGGGTTTATCCGGGAGCGTTACCCGAAGCACGCGCCAGCTTTTGCTGAGCTACTGGAACCGTTTGGTGAAGAGTTGGCAAAGTCCTATGGGTAGGCGGTCTGCCAAAAGTAACTAGATGGAGATTTCGATGGGGTCGCCTCGAAAATCAGACCTGCACCTTGGGCAAAAGAACGCATAAAAAAAGCCTTTGATGCCAGCGGACTGCAGGATGGACTTGATGCCCTGCTCGTAACAATTGGGACAAAGATCATGCATGGGTTCGGAGCCCTGCGAGTCTGGCTTCACACGGTATACGTACGTGCTTTCGGCCAATTCGTACAGTTGGTAACGCTGCTTCTCCTGTTCCCAGGTTTCGAGTTTTTCCAGCTTTTTCTCAAGTTCACGTATCCGAGCCTGTTGTTCATCCCGTTCAGTACGTGCTTCAAAGAGTTTGTCCTGGACCCCAAGAATGACGCCATTCAGCTCTAGTGCCTTGGAGGTAACCGCCGCCATCTCTTTGATGTCTACGAGGGCCTTAGTGATGTCCTTAGCTGCGGTAAGACCGGCCCAGGCCCCACTGATTGCATCAATCATTGAGTTTCTCCAGAAAGAATGAATCCTAAGCTTACCAAGAAAGACTTCCTCAAGGACGTCGCGTTGCTTGCGGCCGAGTACCGCCGCCAGATCGATGCCGAGTGCGACGGCTTCGACCCCGATCCAGCTGCGAGCCAGCAACGCCGATTGCAGGCATTCGCCAGTTTCCGTTCCTTCGCCCAGACCTACTTCCCGCACTACATCAAGCACGACCCGGCCACGGTCCACGACTATCTGTTCGACCGCTTCCAGGCGGTGGTCGACAACGACATCGGGGATCACGACGCGGTGGCCGCGCCGCGCGGTCATGCCAAGTCGACCATCGTCACCCAGATCGGCACGCTGTGGTGCATCGTCACCGGCCGCAAGCACTATCCGTTGATCGTGATGGATGCGCTCGACCAGGCGCTGCCGATGTTGGAGGCGATCAAGGCCGAGCTGGAGTTCAATCCGCGCCTGCTGCTGGACTTCCCCGAGGCGACCGGCCAGGGGCGCGTGTGGCAGGTCGGCACCATCGTCACCGCCAACGACGTGAAGGTGGAAGTGTTCGGCTCGGGCAAGAAGATCCGCGGCCGTCGTCACGGTCCCTACCGCCCCGACCTGGTGATCGGTGACGACCTGGAGAACGACGAGAACGTCCGCAGTCCCGAACAACGCGACAAGCTGATGGGCTGGATCACCAAGAGCCTGCTGTCGCTCGGCTACGCCGATGACAGCCTCGACGTGTTCATCATCGGCACCATCTTGCACTACGACTCGGTGCTGGCTCGGCTGATCAAGAACCCGCTGTGGAAGAGCGCCAAGTTCCGCGCCGTCGAGCGCTGGCCAGACCGGATGGACCTATGGGACCGCTGGACCGAGATCCTGCTCGGCCAGGGCGAAGACGACGCACTGGCGTTCTACAGGGCGCACCGACCGGACATGGATGCCGGCGTGAAGATCTGCTGGCCTGGCGGCACCACCTTCTACAAGTTGATGGTGAAGCGGGCGCGGGATGGCAAGGCCGCGTTCGACTCGGAGCAGCAGAACGATCCGCTGTCCGGCGACGACGCCCCGTTTGCTGAGTGCATCCACTTCTGGGTGAACCGGTTGCGCGAGTGGGTGTTCTACGGCGCCTGCGACCCGTCGCTCGGCAAGGCCGGTTCCAGCCGCGACCCGTCCGCCCTCCTGGTCGGCGGTTTCAACCGCGAGACCGGCATCCTGGACGTGGTCGAGGCCAGCATCCGCAAACGCCTACCCGACCGCATCATCGAAGACGTGATCGCCTTCCAGGCGCAGTACCGCTGTGTGCTGTGGCTGGTCGAGGCCGTGCAGTTCCAGGAGTTTCTGCGCAGCGAACTGGTGAAGCGTTCGGCTGCCCGTGGCATCCCGGTGCCGGCGCGGGGTGTCACCCCGCACGCCGACAAGCTGCTGCGCATCGAGACGCTGCAGCCGCACATGGCTAACGGCCTGATCCGCCTCTACCCCGACCAGCACACCCTGATCGAGCAGCTACGCCATTTCCCCAAAGCCGACCACGATGACGGCCCCGATGCCCTGCAAATGCTGTGGGCAGCCGCGTTGTCTGGTGTCGGCAAGATTGAATACACCCCGGTGCCGCGCCACGGGGGCGATTACAACCGTGACTCAGGTTTTGCACCTGGTGCATGGTAGGAGTGACAAATATGGCGCAAATCGTCGACCTAAACGGCAACCCGATCCAGCGCGAGGCGCTCGATCAGTCGCAGACCGCCCAGCTGAGCTGGCTCACCTACAGCTACGAAAACCATCCCTCTCGCGGCCTGACCCCGCAGCGCCTGGCGCGCATCCTGGAGGATGCCGAACGCGGTCACCTGATCGACCAGTCGGACCTGTTCACCGACATGGAAGAGAAAGACGCGCACATCTTCTCGGAGATGAGCAAGCGCAAGCGGG